AAAAAACCGCCCAAAGAGGCGGCTTAAACGACATTGCTACGACTTGATTTTATTGGTGTTTCAATATGGTGCCCGGGGCGGGACTTGAACCCGCACGACCTTACGATCGAGGGATTTTAAATCACACATTAACACCCGTTAGAACAATAGATTACAGTCACTTTTCATAATATCCCTCATTTATCTGTAGTAGATTTTTCAGTGTGTTAGATGGTATAAATGCCCGATATTATGAAACACACTGTATATAAATCACACAAATGAGTAAAATTAGCGAACGTCCAAAAAAAATTTTTTATATTGCTTACTTAATAATTTTTATATTTACACTACCTTTTTCAATTATTTTTTGGTCGATACTTTTCTTTCTTTTCAAAAACAGCGTAGCCCCAACATTAGAATACGGAAGCGTTAGTGATTGGGTTTCCTCACTAAGTACCGCATTAACCTTGCTTGTGGCATGGCAAGCCTATAAAGCGGCACCTGACTGGTTAAAGCAAAAGCATGATGAGCAAGCCTTAGAGCTCGCTGCAAAACTCATTGAATCAGAGAATGATAAGTTAATAAAATTAAAGAAGGACCTTTTTGAAACTGGTGGTGATTTTAGTAACTCAGTAAGAGTTTGCTACAGACACCATGACAACCAGCGTGCGCATGCATTGTCTGGCAGGTACAAAGAGCTTATTAGAGACCTTTCTCTACAAGTTGAAAACACCGAAAAAATCATTAGCTCATTGATAAGGCGTGGCTGGACGCTCAAGTCAAAGTATTACGAAAAATATAAATTAATAGATTCTGAACTCAACGGAACATTAGCGAGTAATTTCTTTGATTTAACGCACATTGCTTACCTAACGGAAAGCAAGCATATAAAAAGCTGGGAGGAATCATTTGAAAAAATACCTAATCAAGATATTTCCTTTGCTAACTTCAATCAAAGCATAGCTCAACTTAATGAAATTTTAACTGAATACACAGACTCGATAAAAAATGGGAAAATGTATTTAAAAGATTTTTTTGATATAAATAGAGATTGAACCCAATCATGGGGTGTCAGGGGTCGGAGGTTCAAATCCTCTCGTGCCGATCAAATTACCCTTAAAAAGCAGCCCGTTACGGCTGCTTTTTTATTGCCTGCGATTTGCGATGGTAAAACAATGGTAAAATGATGGTAAAACTTGCCTTCATTTCACCACTGGCAGGTCTGCAAAGCGGGTCGTGTAAGCAGGTGAAAGTATCTCACGCTTCATTGCCCAGGACTTCTCTATTCCCTGCCCCGCAAAAAATAAATTAGCCTTGCCGCTCTGGTTGAGCCCATCAACAACACGCATTAAAGCTTCGCTATTGGGCTGCGGGCGGTATTCATCAAAAAGGTTGAGCTGAGATACTCCTTGGCTAAAAAAGTCGCCCAGCATCACTCCTGCTTTCATATAGCGGTGACCATCGAGCCATATCTGATCGAGTGCGTCCATAGCCACCCGGATAATGTCGCGGGTATCGTTAGAAGGCGTGAGCAGTTTCCCGTTGGCCTGATTGCCGTAAAACACCTCACCCTCTGCATGCGGGCTGGTACGGACAAATACAGCTATCTGTTTGCAGTACTGCCTTTCCTTCCTCAGCTTTTCAGCAGCGCGTTCTGCAAAAGCGCAGACGGCCTGACGCATATCCATGTATTCGGTGATACGCGAACCAAACGAACGTGAGCACACTATCTGCTGTTTGGTTGGTGCGAACTCTTCAAGCTCTAAGCAGGGCTCGCCACGTAGTTCCCTTACCGTGCGCTCAAGCACAACATTAAAATGTTTACGGATGATATACGTACTTTGATCGGCCAGGTCTTTAGCCGTGGTAATACCCATGGCATTCAGCTTTTTGCTAATGCGCCGCCCAACGCCCCATATATCCTCTACCGGGACCAGTGCCAAAAGTTTTCTCTGTCGGTCAATATTTGATAAGTCGAGTACTCCACCTGTCCTGGTCCACTTTTTGGCTGCGTGATTTGCCAGCTTCGCAAGCGTTTTGGTTTGAGCTATGCCAACACCGACAGTGAGGTGGGTTTCTTTTTTGATTCGGGCTCGTACCCTTCGTCCGAGATCATCAAGTGACGTAAGACGCTGCATACCATCCAGGTACATGAATGCCTCATCAATTGAGTAAATTTCGACTGCCGGGGCCATATCCTCCAACGTTGTCATGACGCGATTACTCATATCGGCATAAAGCGCATAATTGGAACTGAATACCTGCACGCCATGCCGTCTGAACTCATCCTTCAGCTTGAAGTAAGGTGCTCCCATAGGTATCTGTAATTTCTTGGCTGCGACAGAACGTGCTATTACGCAGCCATCATTGTTACTCAGAACGACAACCGGCTTTCCTTTCAGGTCCGGCCTGAACACCGTTTCACAACTGGCATAAAACGAATTAACGTCAACCAGGGCGAACATCAGAAGCCACCGTTTGGATTGTAAACCTGAAAAACACGGTCCTCACCTTCAGACGTTGAGATGTCACGAAAAGTGGTTGTGTGCGTTTCGATCCACTTATTGGCGGCGCGAAGCGTGTAATGCCAGTTAAGGCGATCAAGCTCGTGTACAAAGTCGAGTGTGCTGAGTGTGTAGCGGCCTTCGCTGTCGCGCTTAATAGCCTGACGAAAGGCAATCATGATTTCATAGTCGCGGGGCATTGTTATACCCTCCGTTTTACTGTATATATTTACAGTAATATCAACTCACGAGTTTGATCAAGCCGCTGCGGTTGGAATATTTGTAAAGGCATTGGCAGGAAAGGGATTTTATTTTGAAGGGGTTTTGTTGGGTGACTAAGCTTTAATCACTCACCCCGTAAACCTGCAAAGACAGGAGCGGCTGAGTCATTGCCCGGTGGCCGGGCTTTTTTATTCATCTAACCCATCTATCGCCTTCAAACGCGCCTGAAGCTCCTTAATCATTTCCTCTCTCGCTGACAGTTGTTCGCTGAGTTTACTGATGGCCAGCACTGCGTCCGCGAGGATAGCGTTAGTGTTCAGGCCCCAGATGTTCTCACCGCTTTTGGGCATATCAGTATCAGCGCCATGCTCGGGCCTGTCGGCATATGTCGGATCAACTGCATAGGCTGACTGAGCAATAAAACCTCGTTGTGGCTGCTCGTATCTGTAATCGTTTATATCAACCTGATACTTGAGCCACTTGTAATCCTGCACAGCCGTTTCTGCAAGCTTAAGTACCCGCTCAAGTGCGTTACCTTCCGGCTTACCTGACTTATCTTTGATGCGTCCATCAGAGGCTGATATCTGCACATTGCCTGCATTGGTAACAATCTTTCCGTCATGCCTGAAGGTGTGAAACCCATTATCCCCAATCCCCAAAGTCACCCCAAGGTAATTGCCCGGAACAGCAGCGACCTGTTGATAAACAGTTGTTCCCACACCGATATCAATCTGCGTCCAACGGTCAACATCTAAATAGGTGTTGCCAAAGGCATTATATCGAGCACCAGCGGTATTAGTGCGATAGGCGGAAGAAGCGTTGTGCTGAATGCTACCTGTAATCTGTCCTCCAGACTTCTGCAAAGCACCGGTTATGCGACTGTCATCACCAGCGGCAACAGTGCCAGTTGCCGTTCCTACATCGAGTGTGGATGCGCCCTTAAGCTCCAGATTTTTTCTGGCAGTGCTTTTATCGGAAACACCAGCAAGATTGTCAGCCTTAAGGAGCACATCCTCTTTGTTTGGCTTACTGGCGTACTGATTGGCCATATAGCCCCAGCTCGGGCCTGTAAAAGTCGTTCTGTCCGGGCGAATGACATCAACCGACTGCTCATCGCTGTAAATTTTCTGCCAGTTCTGAAAATCCAGAATGCGGCCACGCGCTACACTGGCAAAGTCATTCAGTATTTTTTGGGTGATAGCCACCTGCAAGGATGCAGGGACAGCGTTCCAGGCTAATCCGCTGGTTGTCGGGCCATCAAAGGCAACCGCCAGAGTTAACTGCGTGTCTGACGCAATGTTTGCGGCCACCAGCGTATAAGGTGCGCCACCCACAGTGACGTAAACAAAATCTCCCACTTTTAGCTCGGTGGTGAAGCTGGTACCTGTTCCGTTAACGGTGGTCGATTTATTGGTTAGTGCGATAGTGCCTGCGGGCATGGGTTATCTCCGGGCAATAAAAAACCCGGCGCGGTGGCCGGGTCTTGTAGAATTAGGTTACTGATTATTTATCACAGGTAGAATGGGTAAAGTTGTTTTTTGATACCCACTTCCATCCAAAAGGATTACCAGCATAATATTGCGTCTGGTTTGCTTGCTTCCTGACGCCATGGACCTGAACCGTTGTCTCTTGCCCACCAATGTTTGCGGTAGCTGTGCACTGAACAGGAGGTAAGCTTTGACAGCCAGAGATTACAAAAAGCACAGACAATAATATGATTGCTCTCATCAGATATTCCTTTAATTAACATCCATTACTTATATTTTCAATATTGAACTATTTCAAATCGGAGTTTTGATCATCAAGATCAAATTTAATACTTCGATACATCCACAGCAAAAATCCTGTTCCTGAAATTTGAGTAGGTTATATTGCCAACATCACCGCCAGGCGTTCCCTTATCTAATACTGAGGCAATTGCAGACTGATTTCCATTAAATAATGATCTGGCATAGAAAGTTGACTGAAATGGTCTCGGCTGGCCACCCTGGTTAATAACACCGGTAATATATCCTGTCATGACAGGGCTAATGGCCCATCTTCCAGCCAAAGTTGTTGATATTTTATATCCGGCATTTTCATCCCCCTCAGTCCCGAGATTCTGAACATTACTCAATACTTTTGATTGGTTGTGGATTATACATCTGCGTGGATTTGAGTTATCAAAAATAGCTATACCAAATGCAGGCGGTGTCTGGTATTGGTAACCAAACGTATAAAGATTGATGACTGTAGATGTTGAATTGCTTCCGTACGATAAAACCCCCTGACCTTGAGCGTTCCTTGAATAAAATGCATACCCGTCTGCACCAGTTACGTCGTAGTAGAAAAGCCTGACGACACTGTCATTATCGTGAATCACCGATGAGCTAAATCCGCCAGACGGAACAGAGAAAGATTGTCGGCCTGTTAGCGTTAGTGGCAGCGTTCCCTTGATGTAAAATGGATTTCCATACTCGTCATTCAGTGCTAATCCAAATTCCATACTTATTTCCTGACGAAAAAAAGAAAAGTCCCGGCATAAGCTGGAGCGGTGCCTGAAGAGTAATCAGTGTCGCCAGCATCACTCAGATTCGCATTATTACCGGATATAGTTATCCTCCTTCTTCCCGTAGGAGAGGCATCCATGTTGGCCTGAAAGGTATAATCCAGCCTGTAACCCGAAGGCACAGAAAAAGAAAACGAACCGCTTTTCTGTCCATTTGCAACAACCATGGTTCCAGCTACAAGTATCCTGACTATACCTGTGTTAGTGTCTCTTCCCTGAGGGTCCCAAGTACCGAATCCCCATCTGGCCATTAAAACCTCCCTGTGAGGCGACCAACTTGAACCAGCGAACCATCAGAAGACAAAACTGAAAGTCCGGTATTTTCAAGTTTGCATTGCCCCTCCCCAGCAACTGAGCCGTTCATTGAGAAAGTCCCGTTCTTATCAAGATTCCAGCCCACAGAACCTGCCACATAGTTGTTAGACTGAATATACCCGCCGATCATGGCGTTTGTTATCCAGCCCTCACCGATGAATGCCTGGCTGATAAGCACCTGACCATCTTTAATAACGAAGGGTGAATAGACGTTTTCACCACTGCCGTTAATGACAACAAACTGATTGGCATTGACAGCAAACCGCGTATCGACCGAATTTCCGTTAATGGTGACCGCAACAGATAACCCGGCGTCGTACTGAGTACCGCCGTAAAGTACACCCGCTTTGAGCGTATAGATCGCTGAACCGCCATTTGCGTCTGTGTAAGCTGTCAACTTTTGCTCTATAGCGGCCTGCTGCTTCGCAAAGTTAGCTGTAACGGTGGTATTGAGCTCAGCAACGGAATTCTTAGCATCTGCGGCAACCTTTTTGGCCTGAATTACACCTGCTTTATTGTCTCCATAGTTGGCCCATTGCTGCTCAACATCGTCATAGTTAGCCAGGATACTTTCGGCCAGCGCATTCGGATCGGTAATCAGCGGTGTCAGCAAAGCCTTTCCGTCATCAGACTGAAGGTACTCCTCAACCACGCTGCCTATCAGGTCATCGGCATTGACGTTGGACATGCCTGCCTTAAAGTCTGTCCAGTCACCGGTATTCCCGATTTTGTCCACCAAACGGGCGCGGTACCAGCGGCGAACGCCTGCAGGCATCGGGCCGTGTTGGTAGCTCACTCCCGGATAGGGAATATAAGCGAGGAACTGCGGATTCTGTCCATCTGCGGTCGTGGCAACCTGAATCTCGGTGTAAGCCGTATCGCCGGAACCATCAGGAAAACCCCATGTGACATCAATAGCCCATACCACGTTATCTGTGGCCATCAGATTAACAGGTGTACCGGGCTTACCGACCTTTCCCGTCAGCGCTGTAGAGTCTGCATATCCCCAAGGTGATGATACTTCAGCAGCATTGACCGCTCTCACCCTGACATCATAAACGCCCGTATAGATGCCGCGAATACTGAAGCCCTGAGCGCTGGTCTGGCTGACGTTAACCCAGTCGCCTTTATCCTTACGCCACTGAGCCACGTAACTGATAGCACCTTCAACCCTGTCCCATGTCGCCTGCATTGAAGCCACCGACAGGCCCTGCTCAACATAGCTGACTTCTTCCAGCTTGATGTTGGCCGGGGCCTTCAGAACGTTGATGGGGGTTACAGTAATGGGCGCTGGCTCAATGCGCACACCATCATCAATGTAGCGGTACTTGTTAGGGTCATGCTGGACGCCCGCCACAGTAAACGTGCCATCGTCATTGCCTGAAATTGACGTAACACGGAAGTACTGAATAGCCAGCTTGTCACTGTCAATCGCCCAGACGGCACCTGCAACAGGGTCCATTTTGAATGAGGTGGCTACCGTTACGGTTTTTTTGTCTGCACTGACAGCGGATATGGTGCGCGTCTGCGCCGTTCCGTCAGGCAGATTCACCACAAGCCTGTCGCCAGCGGCATAATCAATGGCGCGGTCCAGCCCGAAGCTGCGCCCGTTAACTGAACTCAGCCGCCCGCCGTTTTGCCTGCCACTTCTGAAGGGGTCAGCTACGCCGATAATTTCAGCCGGCACCGGAATATAACCATCCAGGCCAACGCCGAATGATACGGTACCGTCTTTCACATTCGACAGAATAGCCCAGCGGCCACGACGGTGCGCCTCACTCTGCGAAGTGCAGCCAATCGCCGTCAGGCTCATTTCTCGCACACCATAGCGCTGAACCAGATCGGAATCGTAAACGCCTTCAACCGTATCTGAATAGTGGTTGATTGGGTCTGACCAGCTCACCTGACAGGATGAATACCGGTTCTTATAGCTGCCTCCTGCATAGGTAAACAGCCCGTCAATTACGTTTGATGCGTGATAGACAAAATCCACATCAACGTTACCGTTTGAATCGACCTGCGGCACGTCGGCATTGACGAAAATCTGGTTGTTTCCCCAGAAGGTAATACCTCGGAAAATTGCCGCAATATCCTTCAGAACGGTATACGCATCCTGCTGACTCTGGATGAAAACGTTACAGGTAAATCGCGGTTCGGTACCGCCAGCACCGTTCGGCACTGACTGATCGCAGTATTGCGCGATGCTGTACAGCTCCCACTTGTCAATCATGGAAGCATCGACACGCGTTCCCATACCATAAATTCTGTCCAGAACCAAATCGTAAAAAACCCATGCAGGGTTGTTGGTGTAAGCGTACTTAAAATCACCTGACCACGTACCGTTATAGGTTCGGCTGACCGGGTCATAGGTTGTTGGCACGCGCACCAGTTTGCCTTTGGGCTTACAGGTGACTTTAGGAGCCTGCCCGTTGAACTGGCTGGCATCAACTTCAATATAAAGCAGCGCAGTGTTCGGATAACGCAGTTTGCTATCGATAACCTCTGCGAAAGAAAATACTTTGAAAGCATTAATTAACTTTTGAGAGGTTGAGTCAGCGGTGATACGCCGCACCCGGATTGACCAGCCGCTGCTGGCCCGAGGCAAATCAATGCGGTGATCGCGCTGATACTCGGATGTCGTTTTACCGCTGAAACGGCCATCAACCACGTGAACCCAGCCGCCGCCGTCAGTAGACAGGTCTATGGCGTACTGCGTCACAGTGCCAACCATGTCGTTATTGTCTTTATACTGATACTGAATAGGCAGACTCAGTTTGATGCGCACGGCATCCAGAGACAGGTTGTTATACTGGCGCGTCCAGGGCAGTGACTGCGTAACGGTAACACCAACAGACAGCTCGTTATCAACCTCTGGCATGCCATAAATGTAGGTCTGATCCTGTGTGCCTTTGCGCCAGTCCCAGATAACGCCAGTGAAGTTGTAGCTGCCGTCGTTATTCGCAAGCTGCGTGTCATTCAGGTAAATCTGCTGTGCAGTTAAATCGCCCTGAATCTCACCTTCTGATATTGCCAGCAGCATTTTGAGTTTTGCGACTGAAAGCAGATCATCAGCCTGCTCTACCGGAGTGTGCGCACTGCCACCGCCACCACCTTTGTTACCCTGGATAGTCACACCTTCGAGAAGCCGCATATTTCACCCATAAAAAAAGCCACCCGAAGGTGGCCTGTGGTAATAAAGATGTTTATTGCTGATCGCTGGTAAAGCTGCCTGCGCTGATTATCGCCCCGCCAATTTCACGCTCGCCGTAAAGAACGGGAACCGGATAGCCCATCGCAACGGTGTTAACAGGCGCGCCGAATGCATAGTTAGGCTTGTTGTCCGTGCTTGATGACGCGCCAACGTTAAATTTAGGCTGCGGCGTCAGCATCTGAACCACTCCGCCGAGCAGCATGCTGATACCCAGACTTGTCAGTGCGGTTGTGGCTAACCCTGCTGCCGTGGCAGTGCCCAGCGCCGCGCCGTATGCTGCGAGAGACGCACCCGCTGTGAAAAATGCGGCCACGATAGCCACAGCACCAATTATGATTTGCAACGTGCCGCCGCGCTTTGAACCTTCAATAATGGGCTCCATTTCAAATTCAGCGGACGCAGAACACATATCAAACTCCTGAAGCGAGATATTGTCTTTGCCACTGAAGAACGCAAAACGGACGCCGTTAAGATGCGCGTTAGATACGTACTTTTTGAAGCCCGGCACCTGTGAACACATAGCGCGG